CCCCATTCCATAACATTTATGGTAATGGGGATTATCTTTTACAAAACTTATAAGCCGTTCGGTTGCCTCGGATAGTAGGGCAAGGTTTTCTATTTTTCCCAAATTCAGAACCCCTACACTTTATAAATATCTACGACCTCTCCGATTGTTCGGATGTCGTCGTTTTCTGACAAGTGGATTTCTTCGTATCCACTATTTAAACTTTGTAAGTACCAAGAACCATCATAATCTCTTTTAAGCTTTTTGACGAAGTTCTTGCCGTTCACTTGGAAAATGCCGATTGAGTTGATATCCACTTGACTAGTTACCTTGATAAATAGAAGGTCATTATCTTCTATGAGTGGCTCCATTGAGTCGCCTGCCACCTTAGCGATAGTATCGTATTCTTCTGGTACATCTTCAGCTCTTAGTCTTACCTCCATGTGAAGATTATCTTCCTGAAACGTTCCATGACCTGCAGCAACCAGTCCCTCGACGTAGTCAATGATATAATCTTCATTGCTTACCTTCTCGAAGATAGAAGCAACCTTAGAGCTTTCCTGCTCATCGAGTTGAGCATTGGCAAAGTCGAGGACCTTCTCTTGTCTAGGTTCTTCTAGTTGGTTGTAGATAGTTAGGATTTCAGGTTTTTCTTTATTCTCTTTTTGAATTCCTAAAAGAAATTCTGGAGTAATATTGAAAATTCTAGCGAAGTCATCAGCTTTATTGAGTGGGAATTCTCTAGTCTTATTGAAGTACCTAGACATTGTCGATTTAGCTATTCCAACACGTCTAGCTAGCTCACTCATAGACATCCCTTTCTTTTTTGCTTCTTCTTGGATTAGAGAAATGATTTCGTCATTAGTTCTCATGTTTCTTCGTTCCTTTTATTTGATAATTTAATTATACCATCGTTCCCAAACAAATACAAGAGAAACACAAAAAAACATTTTTTGTTATTTTTTTCAAAAAAATAGTTGACAAAATGGAACGACTGGAGTTATAATGAAATTGTTCCACATCGGGAACGAATAATACTAAAAGGAGAACATGTTATGACAGTTAATCTGAAACGATTAAAGGCTGAACGGATTGCTAGTGGTATGACACAAGATGAAGTGGCTCACAAAATGGGTTGGAAATCACGTACACCATACGCAAAACGTGAAAATGGCTTAGTTTCTATTGGTGCTGACGAACTTGCAAAAATTACAAAGATTTTCGGACTGCCAATGGAAAAAATCACTATTTTTTTTAGCGAAAACGTTCCCGAAATGGAACAAACAGCCTAGGAAGGAGAGAAAGTGATTGAAAATAAATGAAGAGAAAGGAGACTGTATGACAAACTTTAAAGATATGGATTGCCAGTTTATCTTTCAGGAATCCAACTGATGACTACACAGCTGTTAGTAATAGTTTTATCAACGATCCTGCGTTGGATTTCACAGCTGTTGGTATTATGATGGTTGTCCTAGCTAACCACCCTAACTGGCAAGTCTACCCAGATGAAATAGCTAAACGAAAAGGTGTTAGTCGAGATATGGTAGATAGACATTTCAAGAAGATAGAGAAGGCTGGTTATCTCAGAACTTTTAAAAAAAGTCTCGGACGAGGAAAAGGAGTTCAGGTCTTTCGGTTCTTCTCAGATGTTAAAATTACCGATTTTCAATTTGAAATTATGCTACAGAGATTAGAGGAGGCTTTACAAAAGTTATCCACAGATTAGCAGTTACATTTCCTTATTTTACAAATCTGTATTTTACAAATCTGTATTTTACAAATCAGTAAAATAAGGCACTAATAAATACTAACTAACAACAAGTATTAAATAACAATAAATATTAACTAACAACAAGTCCTACTTCTCTTAATAAATAAAAGAGAGAAATTTCAATTTTAGGACTTTGCAAAAATGGGAAAAGAGCGAACATGAAGCAATTAAAACTAAGTATTAAACCCAAGCAAGAACCTACTGAGGGTCAATCTCTTAATTCTTCAGGTTATTCAGTAAAAATCAATGACTGGGAGCTTGGTAGAGGGGTAACTGATTTTAAATTAGAAATGTCAGCAGACAAAAAACCAAAAGCCACCGTCACATTTACACCAGACATTATTGATGTAGATGAGATGATGGCAGTTGTAATGGTTCAAACATCACTGTCTGAACTCAATGAATAGACCGCTGAAATCTTCCTTTAGTAAACCAGTGATTTGGCCAGATGAAATCAGTTGCTTGGCGGTATCTTTGAAATCATCTTCCTCAAATTCTGGAGCGTGGAAGTCGTGCCCTGTACCTACTGGGATAGATGGCTCAAGCGCAGCAAACTCAAGAATTTTATCAGCTAGAGTTTGATTAAAACTCATTACTTATCCTCCTTTCGTTTAGGATAAGTCAATTATAACAAAAAAGCCCCTCTGGAACGGCAATTCCATTGAGGGACTTAGTAAAACATTTACGAGGTAATTATATCATGAAAACAGTAAAAAAGGAATGGGAGCCACGAATTGTAAACATCATGGCAGATGGCTCTCAAGTTGACGATCTGACAGGATATGTCATCCCTGCTGGTCATTCGTACTATGACATTATTTTAGGAATGCACAAGCGAGAGTTACAGAAAGGGGCTTAAATATGAGGTATGCAGTATATTCTAAGAAATACTCACGAAAATTACACATCTATCAATAACACTTTCACTCAAGATAAGCAACTGAAACCAGCTACAATAGGGATTTTGGCAGTCATACTGACTAATAAGTCTGATTGGGTTGTGTATCCTGACGAGATTGCACGACGTCTAGGAATAAGCAGGCGCACCGTAGATGAGCACTTTAAGCTTTTAGAGAAAGCAGGCTATCTCAGAGTATACCGCTTAGGGCTAGGCAGAGGTAAAGGCGTCACAGTACATAGATTTTTTCAGACATGCCTATTTCAGATGATTACTTTGAGTATCTAAAAACTAATCTTGAGAAAGAGTTATCCACAGATGACGAAGCTTAAAAAATACAGTTGGAAAAAATTGCCATGTGTAAAATTGCCATGTGTAAAATTGCCATGTGTAAAATTGCCATGTGTAAAATTGCCATGTGTAAAATTGCCCTCTAATAAATACTAACTATACAACAAGTACTAACTATACAATAATCTAAGCCTGACGGCACTAACTTAGTAATAACTACTAACTTACAACAAACTACTACTAATCTAAATAAAGAAAAGGATAACTGAGTTATCCACAGGAGAAAAATAATGATTGACAAAGACCAAATTATCAAAGCACAACAAGAAAAAATTGAACGTATCCAAAAATTACAACAAAATCTACACGGTATCGCAATGACTGGGATGCTAACACTATCCATCATTGGCTCCAAAGGATTAGAGACAGCAATACTAGAAAATACATTGGAAACGATACACAACATATCACATGCTATCAAGGATGTATTGAATGGCATGAGTCCAAAAGAGGCTATTGAGAAGAATATGGCAGAAGAAGATGAGGAGGAAGAATAATGTTAGACAAATTGAAAGAATTTTTTGGACTAGATGACCTTTGGGGTGACGGCCAATCAAAATCAAACAGCAATTTAATTGATATCAGAACCCTCCAAGCTGAAAACAAAAAGCTTAAAGCTATCATCAAACAACAAAACGACCTGCTACAAGAGCTCTCTGAGGAAAACATGGAGCTTGGACGTAGTCGTAGACAGTACGCTGACACAGTCACAATGCAACAGCGCCTGCTTGATGTCTATCAAGACATGGCAGGGTAGGAGGTAGCACATGGACAGAGGACTATTTGGCACCTTTGACTATGACCGTGACTACTTGCAGCCTCCTGAACCCAGGGAAGAACGTGACCCAGCTGATTGGATTTTCAGCGCTGGTCAATGGATCTATGTAGGAGATTATTAGCCTATGAATAGAGAACACTATGAGGACAATGTCCACTGGAGAAAGAGGCAGTTAAACACTTGTTATGAGTTGGGCACTATTATCAACGAACAACAGGACAAAATAGTCTCACTTATGAACGAAAACAAACGCTTAAAGCGTGAAAATTGGAATTTAAAGAGAACGAAAGGAAGAAAGAAATGAGTTACGAACAAATATCAGAGTCAACATACTTTCAAAACATGAGCTACTGGAACCAAGTTGCACAAAATTATAGAGCACTAGGTGGTCTAGGAATTTGTGACGACGAAACAGGCGAAGAACTTTACACAATTTAAGGAGAAGAAAATGACAAATAATCAACTTGTAGAAGCAAAAGGGGACTTTCTGACTAATCCTCAGCTACTTAATAGCGGTATTATCAGGAAGTATCTTGACCCACAAGGAAAAGCTAGCGATGAGGAGCTTGCCTATTTTATAGCTCAAGCCAAAGCCCAAAACCTCAATCCATTTACAAAAGAAATTTATTTTATCAAGTATGGCACTCAGCCAGCCCAGATAGTCACTGCCAAGTCAGCTTTTGAAAAGAAAGCAGATAGTCATCCACAATTTGATGGTAAAGAGGCAGGCGTAATCTATCTGTTGGACGGTGAAATTAAATACTCAAAAGGAGCATTTATTCCTAAAGGCGCTGAAATTCTTGGCGGTTGGGCCAAGGTGTACCGCAAAGACCGTACTTACCCAACGGAAACAGAAGTATCTTTTGAGGAGTATGACAATTCTAAAATACGTGCAAGAGTTAAGGAACTGACACAACAGGGGAAAGATGTTACTTATCCAGTGATGAACTCATACGGCAAGCCAATAGGTGAGAATAACTGGGATACTATGCCTTGTGTCATGATACGGAAAGTAGCTCTAGTGTCAGCTTACCGTGAGGCGTTCCCTGCTGAGCTTGGAGCGAGCTATGAGGCTGATGAAATTCAGTTGGATAACACACCTAAAGACGTCACACCTCAAGAGAGCCGTGAGGATGTCGTAGCACGCAAGATGGCCGAGATTGAGCAATTCAACAAAGAGCAAGAGGCAAATCATGCAGATCCCGAACCTGCTCAAACTGAGGGGACAATCCAGGGCGAATTGCTAGACGGTGAACTAGAATACTAGGAGGACAACATGCAAGAATTACAAGTTATTGATGATAAGAAAATCAATAAAATCTATGAAATGATTACAACGGATGAGCTTACTAGAGAGTCTTTTGAAAAAGACCTCATAGAGGCTACTGAAAAGTACAAGGACTATATTCCTACAGCTAGTACTCTCAAAGACGACAAGGCAAAGCGAGCTGAATTTAATAAGCTAATTGAGTCTAAAAATCGTATCCGTATCGACACTAAAAACTTGCTATCAGAGACGGCTAACACATGGGATAGTTATGCAAAGTCAATTATTGAACCATTTGCAACCGTAGTTAGTGAATTTGATAAAGGTATCAAGGAAATTGAAGAACATCAAAGACAACTAAAAATAGATACGGTTAAGAGTTACATAGCCAACAAATCAGCTGAGTACATGCTAGACCCTCGCCTATTTGATGAAAAGGCCCTTGATTATGTCAAGGCTAGCGATTTCATGGCTGACGGCGTGACGCTTAAAAAAACCACTATGAAGTCACTTGATGACATGGTCACATTTGAGTATCAGAAACAGCAAGAATTTGAAAAGGCTAAGTCAGCTAT